CAGTTTGGAATGTCCACGAATGAAGTGGGATCAACTTTTCTTTTTGTATGATATCCTGTGGTTCCAGTTAATAATTCCATGAGAGCAGGAAGTCTTTTTTTAGCTTTATAAGGATCTTTAAGAGCTTGTTTAGCTAATAATTTTAAAATTCCAGTTACCACTAGTCCCCCAGCAAGTCTTTATACCCTTTGGTCAGATAACGGTTGATGCCTGATGTTGTGTAGGGTTTTCTTCCCACGCGTGAGAGCTCAGCTGCCGCGAGATCTTCAAGTGACATCGCAGTTGTTTCCGCCTCCTCAATCATGTCGTCAAGGAAACTGCGGCCCCACCATCCTTCGGATCCCATCTCCTGGTACCAGTCATCCATTGTTTTTCTTTTCTCTGGATTGGCACGGAAGAAATCCGAAACTTTTTTAAATCTTTGCGGGTCATTGTCCACCTTTCCGCGAACATAGTTCATGAAGGTCCCTGGATGTGGATCTAACCAACGCGATGAGCCTTCCGCCAGGCTTTCCGCGGCACCAAGGCGTGATTCCTCAGTGGCGCCATAGTAAGGGAGCCCTTTAGACTTTATGGTTTTCACCGGGCGCGCTTCTGGGTATTGCTTGATGATGTTAAGGACACGCTTCATTGCTGGGCGTCCCATTTTTTTAGCTAGTTGACTTAATATTCCGTACATGTCTATCTCAGTGAGGCGATTCCGCCCCGGTTAAGATGAAGTCCTGGTCCCCAGTCTCCTCGGTCAGGAGTGGTGTAAGAAACAGGTTCTGGCTTCCAGTTCGTCAGTGATTGAAAATTTTCATAGCCGGCAGGACTTATGGATTCCGATCCTGATCCCGGAAAGAATAAGGCATCATTATAGTTTACGGCTTCGTGTCCTGCTGAAGGAGTCCAATTTTTTGTCTCGTATTTTTGAGGCTGAAGGTTGTACAAAAGAGGAGTTGGCATCGTACGTGCCCACGCATCTTTCTTACTCATAAGAGTGTTCGGATTTACGGCTTTTGGATTCCATGTGAGTGCATGAATTCCCTCATGGCCGCCTATCTGTGCGGCTTGGGGCCAGTTAATTCTTTTCTTATAGGATAAATTTGAAGGCATATCATGTGGACGTCGCGTATATATAGAGTTTGGATTAAAGCTTATATAACCATCCGATCCCCATGATCCTCCCACATCAGGTTCATGTGTCTTCTTAAAGGATTTTTCGGACGTCTGATACTCTTTCAACGCGTCTATGGCCAGTTGCGGATATTTCTTTGTCGGCCAGAATTCTCCCTCACGCCTCAGCTCAGGGTTCCCAAGCGAAGCGTAGTAGTCTATCAGATTCATGTTCTCATGGATAAGAGGAAACTCGTGATCCTCTTTAAACCCAAACCCTTGATCCCGACCAAAGTCATTCCACGGTCCTGGCTCAGAGGAAAGACCAAACTCTTTCAGAAGACGTCTTTTTCCTTTTTCTGGATTTCCATATTTAGAAGTGCGCCTGTCAATCCAGTCAATTATTTCTTGAGGTGTGTCATACTGCGTTTCCATACCTCTTCTGGCACTATCCGGTGTCGCATACCTGTCGTTCCAGTATTTCCCGCCAGTATCCCAAGTGGATGAGTCCAAAGGATCAGCATCTCCTTGTAAAAGATAGTTAGGAAAAGCCCCGTAGTTCTCCGTGCTTGTGTTTTCCAGGATGTCTATGAGTTTTTGTATGGGCAGTTCGTCTTTCGAAAAAAACGTTTCTTCGTTGTATCTATCTAAATCCTCTTGACTGAAAAAAGATTCATTATCCTCTGATATATACGTAGGCATGTCCAATGGGCCAGAAGGCCATTGTATTTCATTGATATCTGCCATACACTATCCTGCGTTCTGCATTTGTTCTGCCATCTCATGGGCGCGCGCAGATGTCTGTTTGGCCCATTTTGAATCCAGCATCTGGACGTGCGCTTCGAAATAATTTGGTGGATCCTCCCGAAGCGCCACCCACATTTTTCTAAACTTGGAAACTCCTCTCCCCCCAAGCTGAAAAATCATTTCACAGATGATGGTCTTAGCACCGTCTGAAATCTTTAAGTCCTTGCACATCTCGTGCGTCTGGTTAATCGCTGACTGTAAATCTTTCTCTAGAATCTCTTCCAGATATTCCTTGTCGTATGGCTTGTTGTCCTCCCAGTGGTCCTCCACGCAGAGGTGGCCATACCCAACGGTTCTTTTGTCTAATGTGTCGCGGTAAACTGAGTTCCTAAAACCCTCGTGTTTCTTGACTGACTCTAAAAGTTTGTCATAGTTCATCGTCTTAAGCTCGCAATTCCGCCAGCGTTATATCCAATATGACGCCCAATAACTGGTTGGCCTGGGGGTGCTTGAGGTTTAGTTCTGGCTCCCATAATGCCTTGATTATTTTGAAAATTTTGCATTTTATCCTGCATGTGTCTATCAAAAACCACGGGGTCTCTGTCAAATGATTCTGATATTCGTGGTGAAGTATCTGTTGGTGTAAATCCCTGTGGTTGGAAAGGAGTGTCAAAATAATCCATAGGAGCTGAACCAGCGCCGGCTGGTTTTGAAGTTCCTGCATAAAGCAATCCACTGGCAATGGCGCCTATCGGAGTTGAAAATCCTGCTATGCTAGGTAAAATTTTTCCTAGTCCGCTTCCTATTGATTTAACATTTCTTAACATTCTTGAATTCAAATCACTCGATAAAGAAGGATTAAACGATGAATTGCTCAGTACATTTGAATTATTAATTATGCTTCTAAGATGTTTGCCTTTCTCTGAACCATCATCGACTGCNAATTCATATCCTTTACCCAGTAATTCTTTAATTTTGTGTGGCGTACCCCCTTCAATCAATTCCTTTGATGGGTCAAACTTCGAGAGTCCCGTCATTGAAAAAGGTTGAACATCATTTCCTTTGACCATGAAAATAAATCCGAGCTTGCTAAATATCTCACCTTCCATTATTTCCTCCTCATCCCATTATCCCTGTGTAAGCGGCACGCATAATCAATGCAAGAACACCGAACGAGACCGTCCACACAATCCTGAAGATCGTGTCAATTTTATCAGAGATGTGGGAGATATGATTGTCCAGCTTCTGGTTGATCAGCTTCAGCTGCCCCTCGATCCTGATGATGTCCTCACGGTTCTGTAACATTTTTTCCTCTACCATTATATATTCCAGTATTGGTCACCAAATATAGGATTTATATCTCCCGTACCTGGTACTGTATTAAATTTATTACGATTCATTAACATATCCATTTGAAGCCTTTGGTTCTGCTCCATCATTCTCCGGTATGTATCCTCCATCATTTGTTTACGACCTCTTTCCATGTTACGTCTACGAAGCTCCTTCATCAAGGGATTACTCAACCATCCACCCCCTTCCTCTTCAACATCATCACCCATATCATGCCTAACATTAATATAGTCATCAGGATTTCCTCCTGCTTCTAAAATTTTTATTATTGTTCTCCAATCATCGGGAGCGACAGATGCTTCAAGTTGAGGTTCCACTCCTAAGTCTTCTGAATCTAAACCTTCAAAAAAGTTATTTAATTCTTGATCAGAGGTGTAGGGTGACTGTTCTCCCAAAGCTTGAGGGTATAAATCCCTAAGAATTTTATCAGGATAGAACTCGCCAGTTCCTTCTGTTCCGTATTCAGATTCTAGCTTGTCCTGTTCTGTTCCTTGATAAAGTGACTCGTCACTCTCTTTATCATAAGGATCATTAAACAACCATCTACCTAAACGATCTATCCAACCATCATTACCGGTAGGATCTGATGCATTCATTACCCTGTATCCTCCTAAATTAGGATTAGTAATTCCTGCATTTATACCTGGCTCGTTAGAAATTCCAAGTCTTTGTCTAACATCTCCTTTTAAAATATCCATCCAATTTTGTTCTGAACCTTTCATTTGATCATAATAATCACGACGATTCATACTATTAAGACCACTAGAACTCCCACTAGAACCAACAATAAAACGTGTATCAAATTTAGGGCCAGGATAGTTTGGAGACCATTGGGTATTTTCAAACACCCTAGGACTTCTTGCATTAACAAACTCAGGATTGCCGCGTCGTTCATAAGCTCCCTGCTCATACATTTGTGCCGTTGGATCACTTTTTGCATGAAAACGGGAGAATTCTGTATTAGCTCTATTCCAATCATATCGTTGTTTCGCTAAAGCATCCACCTCATTAGGATTAATTATTCCTGCTTGTCGTGTTTCTTCAAATGGATTTACCATTATATAACTCCCTTATCCTTCGCCTGCTTTAGGAAAGGATTGTCCTGTATTCCTTTTTGTGGCGCGGTAAACTTTCCGTCGTTCCCCATCACTGGGTTGAGGTCGCTTATAACTCCGCCTTGATTCATTCCTCCGTACTGGCTCGCGAGTGCGGCATCGGTGTTACCGGTGTACAAGGCGCCTGCGGCCTGTGGATTCATAACATT